CTGTGGTCCCAATACGCGCGCCCGCCGTCGAGCGCGACGAACCCGCTCGTCTTGGTGAGCGTGTACTGCCCGCTCGTGGCGAAGCCGCGGTAGTCGCCGCTCGCCGCGGCGTTCAGCCCGGACAGCACCGCCGCGCGCCCGTCCGCGAGCTGGCGCACCTCGCCCGCACTCGCCGCCGCCGCGAGCGTTACCCGGCGGTCGTGTTCGCCCCGAACCAGTGTTGCATCAGCCATGTTCGCACCTGTGACGTTTTTTGATGTTCACGGTTATCGGTCAGCGCTCAGGAGGGGTTCGCGCCCTCCCGGCGGTCACTTCTTCTTCTGGGCCGGCACTTCGGCCGGCTGCTGCTCGACCGGCACTTCGCGCGCGTAGCCGAGGCGCAGGCACGACGCGAGGTAGTCGGGGGGCACCGTTTCGCGCGGCACCACGCCACCGGCTTCGTACTTCTTCCCGTCGCACGCGACGGTCTTGAGAAACTCGATCATGTGAGGCACCGCGTTCGGGGGTTCGAGAGAGCCGGGTGCGGACGTCCGCACCCGGTGCGTGCGGCGCTTAGGCCGTCGTCTTCCGCAGCCCGCGCCAGTCCATCGCCTTCGCCCCGATGTCGAGGCAGATGTCCCACCCCATCCCGTAGCGGCCCTTGTCCAGCACGAAGGGCCGCACTTGCGGGGCGCGGCCGGTGCCGCGCAGGTAGCCCACTTCAATCGTGTGGGCTTGGTTGCTCGCCATGTACCACGTCGAGGAGCTGCCCACGTTCGTGGTGCCGTCGTCGGGATTCACGACGCCGTTTTCGAGGCGCGCGTCGCTGACGATGGACAGGTTCCAGTCCTGCAGCGGGTTCGCGTTGCCGCGGGTCGCGTCGGTGCTGCCCGCGATCACCAGCAGCGAGGAGTTCACCAGCTCCTTCGCGGTGTGCAGCAGCGTCGGCGGCACGATCAGGTGCGTCGGACGCAGGTTCAGGTTGGCCGCGTTCTCGCGCACCAGCAGGAACGACGCGCACGCCGTGCGGAGCGTCGCCGACGCCAGCGCCGACGAGCTGCCGAGGTTCCCGTCGGTCGTGTTGAACAGCGCCCGCGCGGTCGCGGTCAGCGTCGGGTTGCTCAGCAGGATCGAGTACACGAGGTCGGGCCGCAGCCGCGCCGCCTTCATCGCCATGTCGCGCGGCGTCTGGTCGAACGCGTTCAGGCTGTCGTCGATGATGTCCTGCTCGTCGATCACGAACTGCTCAGCGTAACGCGCGATCTTGTAGCTCTCGGCCTTGTCCGATCGCTGCGCGTGGTCCGCTTTGCCGCCCCGCGGCAGCTTGCTCATGGTGCCGCTGATGACTTCCATCCGCGGGCGCTCGTTCGTCTTGAAGTCGGCCACGTCCGCTTCGCGCACCCACCCGCCGGTGGTGTCGCCGGCCTCCATGTACGACGCGAGCAAGATCGCGTTCATCGAGGTCGTGAAGATGTTCGTCAGCGTGCCGCCGCTGGTGGCGCTCGCCACCAGTTCGGTGCGGTCCATCGGCACGTCTTTCCCGTCCATCCGCACCGCTTCGCGGCAGATGTCGATCGCGCTCAGCGATTGGAACCGGTGCGCGGCGTTCATCACGCGGTCGCGCTCCGCGCTGTTCAGGTCCGCGCGCAACCATCCCGGCAGCTTCGCCGCGTAGCTCGCGCCGCCGTTGTACGCGCGGTGGTCGAGCTTGCCGCCGCCGCGCAGGATCAGCGCCGCTTGCAGCGCTTCGACGTTCGCGGCGTTGTCGCGCACCACGATCGCCGGGTTGAACGGCCGGACCTTGTTCCCGGAGAGTGCTTCGCGCATCGCCCCGAACTCGAAATCGCGGGCGCTGGTCCCGTTTTCGATTGCGGTCGTTACTTTCTCGGCCGGCACGTTGTACTCGCGCGCCGCGGCCTGAATGCCCGCGACGCGCGCGCTCTCAGCCACTGCCGCGCGACGAGTCTGGGCCACCACATCGGAAATGATGTGAGTGACCGACTGGCTTTGCGTTTCGGTCACGATCTGGGTCTCCACCGGCGCGACGCTCGCCCCGGCGGTCGTAACGGTTTCTTCCACGGTCGTACTCCGCAGGGGTTGTGGGCTATCTGCCCGGTTGCTGCTCTCTTGCTTCGCCATCCGCTTCGCCCGCCGCGCTTCGGCCGCGAGGTCCTCGAGCGCCGCGTCGAACGTCGAAATCCCGTCGATCAGCCCGCGGTCGAGCGCCTCGGTCGCGCCGAACACGCCGCCCGTCTTCGCGTCCGCGAGTTGCGCGTCGGTCATGCCGCGGCCCTTCTTCACCGCGCTGTCGAACGACTTCTGCGCGTCTTCCACGATTCCGCGATAGTACGCCTGTTGCTCTTCGGTCACTGGCGCGCCCGGCGCGCCAGCACCCTTCAGCGGCCCCGTGCCGATCACCAGCGTTTTCACGCCGGCCATCTCCGCCGCCGCGCTCAGGTCGTACACCACGGCGACCGTGCCGATGGAACCCACCAGCGCCGTGCGGTCGTTGGCGAGCACCTTGTCGGCTTGCGACGCGATCCAGTACGCCGCGCTCGCGCCGAGGTCCGCGACGTAGGCCCACACCGGCTTCTTCTTGCTCGCCGCCCGCACCTCGGCGGCGAGGTCCGCGGTGCCCGCGACCGTGCCGCCCGGCGAGTCGATGGCGAGCAGGATTGCCGACACGTCCGGGTCGTTCGCGGCCTTGCGGATGTCGCGCCGCGCCTGCACGGTGCTGGTGCCCGCTTCGGTGCTGGACACCGCTTTCATCAGCGGGCCGGTGAGCATCACGATCCCGACGTTCTGCCCGCTCGACGCCTTCGCAATCTGGAGGTCGGAGCGGAGCTTCGGCGGCGCGGCCTGCGTCTCCGCGACGTGGCGCGGCAAGTCTTCGGCGCGCGCCCGGTGCCACATCGCGGCCCCGGCCTGCGGCTCAATCGCCCACAGGCCGAGGTAGTCGGTGGCGCGGGCGAACGACGGTACGGTGATCGCGTCAAGCATTCAGCACCTCAACCGCTTTCGCGTCCGCGGGGTTCTGAGGCTGCCCGTCGCCCGGCCGCGGTGCCGCCGGCGTGCCGGTCAGCCACGGCGGGAGCGGCAACCCGCGCTCTTGGAACTTCTGCATGGTGGCGGCGCGCTTGTCGAGCAACTCGTCTTCCGTCAGCCCCTCACGCGCCGCGATGTCCGCGAGCGTGTCCGTGCCGTTGGTGAGGTTCAACTCGTCGCCGGTCGCGTCCTTCACCGGGTCGCTCGTCGGCCGCGCGTCGTACTGCCACGCGTGCTTCAGTTCCCACCACTTGCCGCGGAACGCCGCGAGCGCGGGCAGCGCGAACCGGGCGAAGTCCAACCACATGAAGAACCACGGGTCGAGCACCTTCGCGCGGAAGGAATCACGCTCGATCTCGCGGTCACCCCAATACAGCTCCTCTTCCAGTCGCCCGCCGCTGTAGGTGTGCGACGTGTAGTCGCCGGCCATCCGGCCGTAAGGGACGTTGATGCAGCGCCCCGCCTCTTTGAGTTTCGCGCGAACGAACGTGTCGTAGTTCGTGGTGGGTTGCTCCGGCTTGAACTGCGTCACCTTCCCGCCGCCGGGCACCGTCAAAAGCATCCCGCGCACGAGTTGGATCGTGTCCATCGTCTCGAACTGCGCCGCGTCGTCGCCGTCCGAAGTGCCCATCTGCGAGTCGGGCAGCTCCAACACGCCGGCCAGCATCGCCGCCACTTCCGCCGCGGTCAGGGTCGCGGTCGTGAACCGGCGCAACTGGCCGAAGATCGGCAGCGCCGGCGCGAGCGGCGTCACGCCGCGCAGTTGGTTCGGGCGCTCCGGTTGGAACCAGTGAACCACGCTCTCCGCGGGCACCCGGTCGGCCTCCAGACCCACCCACGCCATGCGCAAGTCGCCGGGGTGCGCCTTGAGAATCTTGTAGGCGCTCACCTCGCCGTTCTCGTCGCACTCCACGCCGTCGTCGCCGTTCTTGCGCGCGAGGTACGACGACAGCGGGTCGGCGACCTGATCCGGCTCGATCAGCTTCATGCCGAGCGTCACCGGTTGCCCGAGGCGCTCCATGCGTTTGCTGTCGAACGGCAGAGCGAAGCACTCGCCCGCGACGTACCGCACGCCGGCCATGATGCGGACGTTCAGGCCCCAATCCGCCGCTGCCGCCCACAGCCGCCAGAGGTCTTCGACCGCGCGGTTCAGGCCCGCGTCCGGGGTGAGCATTTGCAACCGCGGCCCGCGACCAACGGTGTCGTTCACCAGCGTTCGGACGCAGCCCGCGAGGAAGGAATTGTTGCGCGCCTCGTACCGGGCGCGGTCGCGGAGCGTCGCACGCACGCCCGGCGTGAGCGCCGAGGATCCGGTGAGCGAATCGGCTTCCGCCCAATGCCGCTTGTTCTCGTCGGTCGTCTTGGCGGCGTCGTAGTGCGAGCGGCGTTCCGTCGAGCGCGCCGGCGGAGGCGCGCCGAAGAAGAAATCGCGCACTCGCCCCAGCACGCCCGCCATCAAACCGCCCCCGGTGGAACCGCTCGCGCCGCCCGCAACCCCCGCCACCCGGACTTCGCGCCGCCCTGCGGGTTCGTGCCCGCGACCGCCGTGCGAGCGGCGATCATGTCCGCGGCCTTGATCTGCTCGATCGGGTCCATCGCGGTCGCGCTCTGCCCGTCCGCTTGCGCCGATGCGACGCCATCCGCCGCGTTCTGCGCGGCGGCGTCGATGATCTCTTGCGCGGTCGGAGCGGACATCGCACGGCCCCAAAGTTCACATCGGCAACGCCTATCGAATTACAGCAATCGTATCGGCGATGTCTATAGCACGCAAGAGGAAATGTCTACCGGCGAAGTGATGATTGAGAGATTTTCTTTGCGGTGCCGGTCGGCGCGCGGGAAACTCGTCGGGTTCCCCCTCGGAGGTCGGTCATGCGGAAGGCGTGCGCGGTGCTGGTGGTGGTGTTCGCTTCGATGTGCTTGGCGTGCGGTGGTGCCGGGTCGAAGCCGGGCACCCAGCGCGAGGTGAAAGAGCCGAAGACGGACGTGATCGAGGTTGCTGCCGACTTTGCTGCGGACACAGCCGCAGCAACGAAGATTTACCGGGGCCGCGAGCTGGAAGTGTCCGGCGAAGTGGTGAGCGCCAGCCGCGCGGAAAAGAACAGCAGCGGGCCGAGTCTCGCCGTGAAGATCGACGGCACAACCTCGTGCCTGTGCTTCTGGACTTCGCGCACTGCGACCGAAGGCGACGCGGTGCTGGCACTCAAAAGGGGCGAGCGCGTGAAGGTGCGCGGGAAGGTACTAAACGCCGCCGTGTTCGCGGCGGAAGGCAAGGTCGCGGTGTCGCTGGATGACTGCGCGCTGGTGAAGTGACAGCCGGTTGTCACTTCTTCGGCTTCGCCTTCTTCGCGGGCGCGTCGCCCCGGATCAGCCCGCGGAGCCACGCACGCGCCCGCGGGTCACGTTCGCGGGCAAGAACGCGCTTCAGGGCGCGGGCAAGATCGGCTTCGGATGGGGTGTTCATAGTTCGTTTCTCAGTTCTCGGGTGTCGCGACCCCGGAAGCGTTCGCGGGGCAGTTCAACTACGCGTGACACCAACCTTGCGCTTAGTTCTCGGTTGTCACGTCGATGTGACGGATACCATTGTGTTACCACCCGTTTGTGACACCAACCTTGCGCTCAGTTCTCGATTGTCACGCGACGTGCGAGCGCGGGAAGCCCGCCGCAGGTCCGGTGACACCAACCTCGCGCTCAGTTCTCGATTGTCACGCGCGGATCGGCAAGCGCACTCCATCGCACGCACCGAGTGACACCAACCTCGCGCTCAGTTCTCGATTGTCACCTTCCACGCCGCCGGGTCAGTCGGTTCGCCGCGGCAGTGACACCAACCTCGCGCTCAGTTCTCGATTGTCACTTCGGGCAACTCAAAATCTTGGTAGTCGATGAGTTGCTGACGGCCCCGCGAGAGGTTCGGTTTTCGCGCTCGGTTTTTCTGTTCGGTGGTGCCACCGCTCGCCGACTTCGGCCCCGACACTGTGCGCTTGGTTGTTCGTCGGCAACCCCGACCACCGGCGACTTGCGCCGCCGACATCACGTCAGGGTTAGCGCCGACCGGGAGCTGTCCGCCCCCGTCACCGACCAGACCGCGGGCAAGGATCACTTGCGCCGCCGCGTGGTCGCGGTGAGTTTCGTACCCGCACGGGCAGCGGTGCCGGCGCTCGCTCAGCGCCTTTTTCGCCACCGCCCCGCACTTCGGGCACGTCTGTGATGTTCCGCCCGCGCTCACCTTCACAAACTTGGCCCCGGCGCGCCGCGCCTTGTGGTCAAGCGTCGTCAGGAACGCGGACCAACCCGCGTCACTGATCGCACGCGCCAACTTGCCGTTGCTCAACATGCCCCGCACGTTGAGGTCTTCGGCACAGATTGTCGCGTACCGGTTCACGAGAGCGTTCGCTACCTGATGGTGGTGCTCCTTCCGTTGGTTCCGCACCTTGACGTGCAACTTCGCCACGTCGCGGTGCGCCTTCTGCAAGTTCCGACAATCGCGGAACTTTACCTTCGCACGCTTCGCGCGCTCAACCTTGCGCGAGGCCGCACGCTGCTTGCGCCGCAGTTCCTTCAACTGCGTCCGCAGGTATTTCGGATTGGCGACGTGCGCGCCGTCGCTCGTGGTCAGGAAGTGTTCAAGGCCCACGTCGATGCCAACCGCCGGCCCTTCGCGCGGCACCGGCACCGTATCGGGCACTTGCGCCACAAGCACGACGTACCACTTGCCGTCAATGTCCCGTTCCACGCACGCCGTTTTGATGGTACCGACGACGGCACGGTGCGCCACGCACTTGATGCGCCCGGCCCCGAACACGTCCAACCGATAGCCCTTCTTCGCCGCGGGCACGTCCTTCGACAGTGACTTGCCTTTGCCGTCGCGGAGCGTGCAGCCGTTGGCGTAGTTGTCGAACGGGAGGCTCCGCATCCGGCCGTATTTCTTGAATCGCGGGAACCCGACCTTCTTCGCCTTTTGCTTCACTCGGCGAAAGAAATTGTCGAACGCGACTTCAACGCGCTTGAGCGTATCCCGCATCGCTACGGCGCTCACCCCCGCGAGCCAGTGCGGGCCAGCGCCACCGCCCTTCTGGTCGGCAACTTGCAGGTTGCGATAGAGCGCGAACACCTTGTACAACTCGCCCCGCTTCGGCGAACGCTTCTCCGCTTCGTACAGGTCTTTTCGATACCGGAGTGCGGTGTTGTACACCTGACGCAGCGTTTCCAACTGCTCGCGCAAGCGCAATTCTTGCGCCGCGGTCGGTTGCAGTCGGAACTTGTAAGCCAAGTGCGCCAAGTGCTAACCCCTAGTCGGTTAGCACACTGTATAGGAATGTCCTAGCACTAGTCAATAGAAAGTTCCTAGAATGGTTGCGGGTGGCCAATCACCGGGCGGTGCGGAGTTCGTTCATGGCGCGGGCGCGGGGCACGGCACAGCTAAACGTTGGCGTGTCGGAAGCGATCTTGGAAGAGGTGCGTCAGTTCGTCACAGACCGGGGTGAAACGCTCCGCGAAGTGGTCGAAATGGCACTCCGGCGGCACATGGACAACCCGCCGCCGAAGCCCGTCGTGCCGCCGCTCCCGCCGGTGCCGGTGCCGGTCCCGAAGCAGCGGCGCAAGTGAGCCACGTCACGCGCTCATCTGCTCCGCCATCTTGCGCCGCTGAATCTCGCCGAGGCTGATTCGCTTCCGCGGCTGCGCCTGCGCCCGCGGCGCGCCCGAGGCCGCGCCGCTGTCGAACGTCAGCCCTTGCACCGAGGCCGCGACTGCGCACCCCACCACGCAGTCTAGCAGGTGGTTGTCCGGCCGGTGCGGGCGCTGTGACCACTTGTCGAACGTCGCGCCGCGCAGCGTGATCGGCTCCGACTGCTCCGCGCTCAGGTGCTCCGCGAGCAGCTCGTGCTCGTGCTTGTCGCGACCGTAGAGCGTCAGCGCGCCGGTGCCGCCCATCGGTTGCGTCGCGCGCTCGAACAGGAACGTCTTCCACGCGTCCGGGTCGAACTGGCACATCTGCCCGCGGCCCGATTCGCTCATGGTGAGCCGCCAGTGGTGGCCGCTGCGCTCGCCGGGCCGCGGTCGCCACTCGCTCACGCCCCGGCTCGTCGCACTGCGCCCGATGCCCTTCGACGGCATCACGACGCCCGCGAACGGGGTCGCGCGGCACCACTGGTACACCGCGGCCGACTGGTACCCGGAGTCCACGAGGCACCGCTCCACGCGCATCCTCTGGCCGTTCGCCCCGCGCACGTACTCGCGGCTCAGGATTTCGCCCGCCAGCGCCGTCAGCCCGGCGAAGATGCGCTCGCTTTCGGACATGCCGGGGTACAGGTCCGACAGCCCGGGGCGCGGTTCGGCACTGTGGAACACGCGGCGTGTCTGCCGCGGCCAACTGCCGTAGTCGATCACCGCGCCGCCGAAGCCCGCGGACCACGCGCACACCGCGTACCAGTGCAGCTCGCCGCCCACGTCGATCATCGCCGTGAGCGTACTCGCTTCCGGCGGCGGCTCGTACCGCGGCGCGCCGTTCAGCCGCTCCGCGCAGGTCGCGGGCACCAGCTCCTTGCACCCGGCCGGGCCGTGGTCGCGCTCCGGCTCGTTTTGGTACTCTGCCAAGAACCCGCGCCGGTCGCGGATGTACTCGTTCATCGCGGACTGGAGGCCCGACACCTCGTTCGGCTTCTTGCGCTCGGGCCATGTCACCACCGCGCCGGCTTCCAACTCGGCGCGGTTCGCAAGGTAGAACTCGTTCGCGCGCCGGCCCTGATCCCCACTTCGAAGCGATTCCCGCAGCACCTCGGCGTAGCGGTCCCACAGGTCCATGTTGCTCGGCATCGCGTCGAGCATCTTGGTCCGCACGCCCTGCCACTCGGGGTGCTTCTCGTGGTCCAAGAACCGGTCGCTCAGGTCGCCGGGGTAGATCACCGTGCAGAGCATCGCCGCCGCGATCGTGGTGTCCGGTCCCGCGAGGCCAAGGATGTCGCTCGACACGATCGACTCGCGGTCCACCGTCTGCGACAGGCTCCGCGCGCTCTCCCGCGTCTGCGCGTCGTCCACGAGCACCATGTCGGGCCGCAGCATCTCGCCCGTCGGTCCCGCGACGTTCAGGCCGCGGATCGCGCCTTCCATCCCGCACACCTGCAGCACCGCGCCCGAGCACACGGCGCGCGGCACCGTCGGCAGGATCACCGATTCCGCGGTCAACTCCATCCGCGTGGGCGCGCCGTCGAGCGTTTGGCCGCTCGCGCGGTTGTGGATGCGGTTCAGCTTGCGGATCGGGTAGCACGCTTCCGGAAAGTCGGCGAGCAGCGCGTCGTTCGCTTCCAACTCGCGCATCAGCGCCTTCAGGCGTCGCCGCGCGAGCGGGGCCGTCGCGCACACCAGCACCACGAACCGCCGCAGGCCGTACAGCACCGCGCGCAGGACCGCGACTTCGGCCAACGTCGTCTTGCCGCTCCCGCGCGGCATCGCCAGCGAAAATAGCCCGCCGTCGTCGCTGATCGTCTGTAGCCGCTCGATGGCTGTGAGGTGCCCGGCCGAGAACGCCAACTTGAAACGGCCGGGGAAGTACAGCCGGCAGAACTCCAGCAGCGACTTCCGCCCGCGCGCCTTGCGCTTCGGGTTCCGCACCTTCGGCAGCGGGCCGATCTCACGGCCGGACGCCGAACGATCCGACGCGATCTTGCGCTGGCGCTCTTTGTAATCGTCGTAGTCGTCGTTTTTCATTCCTAGCTGGCCTGCGAGCGGTCAGCCCACGCGACCACCTTTCGGCAAAGTTCAATGAACTCTTCCATGCTCATGGTGTGCTTCGCGCGGTTGACCTGCTCGGTCACAAGTCGGACGTTTTCCACCCCCAATGAGCCACCACGAGACACCGGAATGTAGTGATCGGCAGTCAGGTTTTCGGGCGTCAGTTCATCACCGGTGTACGCGCAGCGCCCGCCCTGTTCATCGAACTTGCGCTGAATATCAGAAGCGCGAATCTTGCTAGTTGCCATCTTGAAGCCCCATCCTCTTGTTGATTGAAGCCGCGATCCCTTCGAATCGAGACCGAAATGGATCTGAGGACATCGAAGAATTCAGTTTGATGACAATGCGACTAATGCAATCTGCGATGGTTCCGACTTCGCACTTCTTGATGATTGCGGCCTTGCATCGCGGATGGCGTAAGGAACGGGCTGTACCGTGCAACTTCTTCTTCATCTGCGACCAATTCGCAACTGTAACGGCCCCGTTCAAGCGGTCTGCAACACGATGAAATCGGAACCCCTTGGAGCGAGCTTTGACAACGGCTTGACAAACAAACTTGGGACGGATCTTTTTGGGCCCGGCTTTCCGGTACACGAACTTCCCCAATGCAAAGAACCTCATCCCGATCCGCGCGTGCGATTTCTTTTCGGCCGCGCGTTTAGCGGCATTTTCTTGATGAGACCGGCAGCGATCTGGATTTTGAATCTTCC